GGTTTTAGGTGGTCTAGGCTGGGTATGTAGCCTAAACTTCTTAAAGGCCACTAAAAACGTCTGAAAACGCGTTTAAACGTATATTTAAATCAGTAGGTATATAGCTTTAAACATTTTCATGTTTTTATCAGTAAGTATACTAAGACGTTTAGTCCGCTGTTGACGAAGCTTGAAGAAGTTTCTTTCCAGTGAAAAAATAATAGGGCTTTATACAGCTAACTTCTTCAACCTTTAAGTTAAATTAATAATAAAATTAATATTTAAATACTAAGTTTGAAGAAGTTAAACGTTATTTGAAGAAGTTAAACGTTATTTGAAGAAGTTAAACGTTATTTGAAGAAGTTAAACGTTATTTGAAGAAGTTAAACGTATTATATATACATAATACGTTAGTAATACGTTATTACGTTTATAGTAAGTTAGTAAATTATTTAGGGTGCCTATAAAAATAAAATTATATGGCTGGTATACCCCAAAGAAAATATAGGCGTTTGATATAGATTGAGTGAAAGAGGGGTTTATCATGTCTGATGGCAAATTACCAGAACGTTTGGAAAAGTTTAAGTTCGTTAAGGGCGATCCACGTGCTTCCGGTAAACATAATCGTCATCCGGATGGCGTCATTCTGAAGACCCTCCTAAAGAAATTATTGAACTACAAGCTTGACCTTGAAGACCCACTGACTAAAGAAAAATATAACATGAGCGTGTCTAAGGCTATCGCCTTGAAGCTCATTAAGCGGGCACTGGAAGGCAACTTAAAAGCTGTTGAAATAATCTTTGACCGGATAGATGGTAAGGTCGCACAACGTACTGAGTTAACAGGTGCAGGTGGTGGACCGGTATCTCTCACTGGACAAGTGAACCATGACCTGTCTGCATTGACTTCCGAGGAACTATTGGCTCTTCGAGATACTGTTGCAAAGATTGAAGTTCCAGTTCAACATGACCAGCAAGAAGTTGATGAGTGCGAAATCATTGACGCAGAGTTTGTTGAAGGCTTTGTTGAATAAAATTAAAAATAATTATTAAAATAGGTTGTTGTTATATACCACAACTGTGTGATATAAGTATAAGGGGAAAGTTCACGAGGATCGCAGATCCGACGTAGTAAAACTACTTAAGGGACAGCATATGAAAAACATACCGCGTCTTGAAGAAATAAATCGTGAACTAGCTCGCCGCTCATTTGCTGAATTTGTAAAACAAGCATGGCCAATAATTGAACCTAATACCGAGCTAAAGTGGAACTGGCATATTGATGCTATCTGTAGCCACTTACAGGCTGTCCATGCTGGTACAATAAAAGATTTAATTATAAACATACCATTCAGACTTTCAAAGTCTATACTTTGTTCGGTTATGTATCCAACCTGGGTTTGGCTTACTGACCCCGGACATAAGTTTGTGTGCACATCACACACACATAAAACTGTTTTAGAAAACTCAATTAAGATGCGACGCATTGTTACATCAGATTGGTTTAAAGCCTTTTTCCCCGGCAATAGTTTCTCACTGACAAAAGACACGGAAAACTACTTTATCAACGAGTTCGGCGGTCATCGCCAATCTTACTCTGTTGAAACATCTGTTACCGGTATTACTGCTAATACCTTGATAATCGACGATCCAATGACTTCGGGAACAGCCTCTTCCAGGCTGGAAAGGGATCGCGTCGAACGCGTGCTTGAGAATGACTTTATGACTCGTTTGACACCTCCAGGTCAAGGTCGTAGAATCATTGTCATGCAGCGTCTTCATCAGGAAGATACCAGCGGTAAGTACTTAAGATCAGATAAGTGGGACCGATTAATCATTCCAGCTATTTGGGATGGAGATCAAAGAAGTAAGACAGCTTTAAACTTTCAAGATCACCGCGAGCTTGGTCAATCCATATTTCCAGACTACATGTCTGATGAGTATCTTGAAGCTATTAAGGTTGAGAACGGAAGCACATTCTTTGCTTCACAACTTCAACAGCGTCCAGTGGCTCTTGAAGGTTCTATCATTAAGCATGAGTGGATCAAAACTTTCCACAATAACTTAACACCCAATATTCTTCGATATACAATTAGTATAGATACAGCCATTAAGGTCGGTCAGAACAACGACTATTCAGTTGTTCAACTATGGGGTGAAGCTGAAGATGGTTACTACCTATTAGACATGTATCGTAAGAAGCTTGAGTATCCAGCCCTTAAAACTGCTGTTCTGTCGTTCTGTGATAAATATCAGCAAGCATCTGAGATTATCATTGAAGATAAGGCATCAGGACAACAATTGGTTCAAGACTTTAAGCAGACAACACGTTTACCTGTTATTCCAGTTATCCCCACTAAAGATAAAGCACAGCGCTTACATCTGGTATCTGGACTTTTTGAATCCGGTAAAGTGTTTGTTCCAGATAACGTTCCGTGGAAGATCGATTTCATTGATGAGCTATGTAGTTTCCCATACGCAGTTCATGACGACATTGTCGACGCTACGACACAATACTTGTCACGGGCTAAATTTACACGTAACAGATCGAATGTAAGGGTATTGTAAATGTTTGACAAGGTTAAATCATTCTTTACTGCCAGAAGTAGGTCCTCAAAGATTAAAAACTTTGATGGTATGTACTCGAGTGCATCAGCATATTATGGCAATAATGGTAATCGATTGACGCCAAGCCAGGCCTTGATTTACTACTCAGACATAGCGCCGCTATTTACTGGTATTGATATGATTTCATCTGAGTTGGGATCTATCGATATTGCCATTAAAGATACAACAGCCGGTGAGTATGTATTTGATCACCCGTTAATTACACTATTGAACAATCCAAGTGCCTTTTCTAGCGGAAGGGAATTCTTGGAACAGTTAGCGAGTTTCTACCTGATAACTGGTAACGTCTTTGTTGTAGCTACAGGGCCTGTCAATCGTCCTCCACTCGAATTGCAGGTTATCAATCCATCATGTGTTCAGCTTGAGGCTGGTCCAGATGGATATCTGGAGGAAGTTATTGTAACAAGCTCAACAACAGCTAATTCTCGTCGCTTCAAACGTAAAGAGGTTGGTGGACGTTTTCGCTACTATGCTGGTGCTGAGGCTGAGATTTGGCACATTAAAAGCTTCAATAGCAAAGTCTATGCTGGTGAATTGTGGGGTATGAGCCCGCTAACACCAATTATGAATGAGCTTGAGCAGTATGTTGAATCTGCTGTCCATAACTTATCACTATTAAAGCGTGGAACACGTCCAAGCGGTGCTTTAAAGTTTAATGACAACCTAACTGATGAACAGTTTCAACGTTACCAGCAGCAAGTTGACAGCTTCTATTCTGGTGGCCGCAATGCTGGTAGGTTATTATTACTTGAAAATGCTGACTTCCAAGAGATGGGACAGTCCAACAAAGACATGGACTTTGTTAACCTAACCAAGTCTATCACAAACACCATCTACTCAAGTTTACGTATTCCACTACCGTTGATTAATGCTGAATTCTCAACATATGACAACTTAGCTACTTCAAAAGTAAACTTTTATGATAATGCGGTTCTCCCACTGCTTAAGCGGTTGTTGGAGGAGTTGACTGCATTCTTAATGTTTAGATTCAAATCAGATGCGCTAATATCAAGTTTTGACCCGGAATCTATTGAGCCGCTAGAAGGTCGCAGAATTGAAAAAGCAGCGAAACTTCAAGCTGCAGGAATCCTTACTACTAATGAACTTCGCAACATTATAGGCTATGAGCCCGTTGTTGGAGGTGACACAATATTAATTGATTTTAATAAAACGCCTCTGCAAGATAGTTTAGATTCTAGCAATAGTGACCAACTAAAAGCTTTACTAAGTAAGAATGGATTGGATTAATGGCCAAACTAACTCTTAAACAGCGACGGTTGATTAGACAGCAGCACGTCTTACGTTTAAAGTTAGAAGCCAAACTCCAAACAGAAGTACGTAGATTTTTTAAACGACACTCTCTTAATATTGCAAACTTCTACCAGCAAGTTGGTTTCACATACTTTGATTCAAATGCTAAACAAGAACTTAAGGTAATATTAAAGAAACACTATTGGCGGGTTGCCCGGTTGTTTAAAGATCAAGCACGGTCAAATGGTTCTAAGTATCATAGGATGCTTCTTGAAAAGAAGGACTTCTTAAGTGAGGCCATAACCAACATTGATTCCAGAATAAAGATTCGGTTAGAAGAATACTTCGAAGAGGTAGCCACTGAGAAGGCTGATCAAATAACCTCAACAACTGAATCTGAAATTAGTGACTATATTGCACGAGTCTTGTCAGCTGCTTCGGCGGATGGCCTACAGCTGGACAGGCGGCAGGTTGCTAACCTTATACGAACTTTTTACTTTCGTCGAGCTGAGTCCCGGGCCCGTTCCGTTGCTATCACTGAGACCACTAGGACAATGGAAGAAACTAAACTAACTGAGATCGAAGAACTCTTTGATGAGTTAGATGAAGATCAACTAGATGAGTTAGGTGAGGGAATGGATCGCGAAGAACTCATTGCTGAGATTGAAAGTCTGCTTGCGGTAAGTGGTGCAGATGTAGATATTGATGTTGAAGAGATTGCAGATAGTATTGATCCTGAGGACATAGCTGCTGCAGGCGGCATTGCCGCAATTGTTGCAGCTTTAACAGTTACAAAGACCTGGGTCGCAACACTGGATGACCAGACACGTGAAGCACATGCTGAAGCAGATGGTCAAACAGTCGGTCTTGATGAACCATTCAATGTAGATGGGGAAGATCTAGAATATCCCGGAGATGACGCCGGTGATATTGCCAACACCATTAATTGTCGTTGCAGTGTTATCTACGGGATAGGAGGAGCTGATGAAGCGTAAACCATTTCCAAGCGAAGTACGTAGAAGAATAGTTAAATTAATTCGTAGACGTTTGAAGAGCCGTCGACCAAAGGAAGAATCAAGAAATGACCACTGATGTTTTATTAAATGATGAGACGCCCTTCAAGGTAGTTGACACTGGTATGGAAAAAAAGCTCTTCCACTTTAAACCAACCGAAGTTAAAGAGATAACTGTTGATGGTATTAAGTATGGACGCATAGCTGGCTATGCATCTACATTTGGTAATTTGGATCGTGTAGGTGATGTTGTTGTTGCTGGTGCATTTAAGAAATCAATTGAAGAGTTCCAAGCAGATAGTCGCCCTGTTCGCATGTTATATCAACATGATAATTGTGATTTGATTGGTGGATTTATACCACACACAATGCGTGAAGATTCGAACGGTCTCTTTGTTGAAGGCGATATAAATCTTGCTGTTCAAAAAGGGGCTGAAGCATACGCCCTTGCAAAGCAGGGTGTGTTAACAGACATGTCCATCGGATACTCAGTTGAAGACTTTGAGTTAAAAGATGGTGTAAGATATCTAACAGAAATTAGGCTTTGGGAAATATCACTGGTCACTGAACCAGCTAACCCTAAAGCAAAGATCACCGCGGTTAAGACAGTTGACGAGTTACGCGGTGTCCTAAAGAAAAAAAGCGACCTTGAAAAGGTCTTGCGTGACGCAGGATTTAGTCGCTCATCGGCCAAGTTTATGGCCAGTCTTGTAGACAATAACAAACTAACTGATATTCAGTCAGAAGGAGATGTAATGGAAGAGAAAAGCGAAGAGCTTCGTGACGAAGTAATAGCAGACGCTTCACCAGAAGAAACAGAAATCAAGGATGTGGTTATTAATGTAGAAGTATCTGAACCCGCTGAAGATAGTGAAGAGGACCCGATGGAGGATCCGGAGCAGGAACCAGAAGCTGACATTGAAGAAAAACCAGCACCTGATCAGACAGCAATGGAAATTCTTCTAGCATTACGTGAATTACTGGCCAAGATATGAGGAAAAGGACGAAAGTCATGAACGAAGAAATTAAATCTGTAGTTTCAGAAATTGGAGCAATCCTAGAAGCTAAGAAAGCAGCCGTTGAAGCGGAAAAAGCTAAATTAGTAGAAAGTAAAGATGCTCTTAACTCTGAAGTAAATGAATTAAAAGAAAGTGTTAAAACAATGGAAAAGCAACTATACAGAGTTGGATCTGA